CAGCTCAGTCCCGTTTCCCGTTTGTTAAGTAGCGATTGGTCGGTGATGTGTAAGGAGTACCGCACCCGCAGAGCAGCTCCAAGCTCAGTTCTCGTTCTCGTTTGTTCGGTAGCAGATGTACGGTGGTAAAGAACACAGGACACCTGCACCTGGATCCGCAGCTCAGGAAAAATTATCTCTTGACATTATGAAGAACATGTCTTATCTACATAAGATACTTAACAAAGGAGGACATATGTCTTACAGAAAAGCTCAACAGTTCGTCTACTTCAAAGATCTAAAGAAGGGCGATACAATTAAAACCAACCATCTACATCCGCTGCATCATGTGACTGCAAAGTTATTAGAGTCACCTAAACAGGGCCGCGGGACCAAGGATACTATCTTGTGTGAAGTGCACGGTAGCCAATTGGGATTATTTGACGAAGCGGGTTCTATTTATAGTAAGCAGGCGCTGCTGCGTTTGAATGCCGATGGAACCTCGTGGAGTAGGATCATACATGATGTATAAGATAATTAAATTTGTAAGGGACGGTGATAACGAAGAGGTCATGAATGGCCTCTCGTTAGAAGAAGCCCAAGCTTATTGCTCGCGCGAAGACACACATGGTGAAGGATGGTTTTGTGGTTACACGAAGGAGGATGCAGATGAAACTGCCTAGCACAGATCTTCTTATCTCGTTGATCAAAGGTGAGCCCGTTAAAAAACACCTGGACTACTTCGACCATCCTTACTTCACCCAGGACGCAGAGACCTGGTACAGGATTTGGTTGCAGGGACTGAAGGATTACTTATTTCAAAGACAGGAGCGGAAAGGTCGTGAGTGTGGATCTTAATTCTCGTACTTCTGGCTGTCTCGGTCTCGCTGACGACAGATGCAGATTGGACTCTGTTCGGAGTGGGACTGCTGGGGCTGGCGATGGTCGACGGGCTGGTGAACTTATTTTAAATACAACCAAAAAGTTAGTTGACATCTATCTTATGTATGATAAGACAGAAGAAACTTTAACAAAGGAGTTACACAATGGGTTTAGATCAATATGCTCATTTAAGACAAACACCTAACCAAGATGAGTTCTACTGGAGAAAACATGCTCGGTTACAACAATTCATGGCACGGGAGTTTGAAAAGCAAAACGGAGAAGGCACGGAACACAACACAGTTGACCAGTTGCAAAGCCTCGGCTTTAACGGTGGTCAGGGTGGAGTGAAGATAGATGAAGAACTGCTCGACCGTTTGGAAGAGGCAATTAAAAATAAATATTATGAACATTTCGCACATGATGGATTCTTTTGGGGGCAACAGTTTCAAGAAGAAGCTGTGAAAGAATACGAAGCACAGGATAAAGAGTTCGTGAAATGGGCTAGAGAAAAAATTAAAAACGGAGAGGAAGTTATATACGATTGTAGTTGGTAAAGGTCTTTCGGGGGCGAGTAGCACTCTCGCCCTCGTACCTCGTTTGTTTGATGTGTGCCAGTTGTTTTACCTCACAGGCTGGCACGCACCAACCAAGCTCGTACGGAAAAAGATAACATCGCTTCGGTTGGGAGTGATACAGCAATCTCGTCAGACTTCGGTCTGGCTAAAATACTGGACACGGTAAGGTCAGCACCAAGGGGAGTTTCCCAAAGCTGACCACAAATGAGCGAGAGCTATCGGAAAGTATACGCCGTTGTTATCTCGCTCATTCATATGAGTGGTCTTTTGTCAGAGTAGCTCCTGTTTTAGACCACTCGCCCAAATCTCGTAATCAAACATTTCTTTAAAATCTCGGGGGTACTACGATACCTCGCACCCTCGTTTCGTCAATTCTCGGGCTTCTCAGAAAGACTTTTTGGAAGCAGATGGGCTTCAGATGGCGGTTGGCAGATGTTTCTGGCTAAAAAATTAATTTTAAAAAAAATAAAAAAATTTGTTTTTAGGTCTTGTATTTTGATTAAAAATAATTATCTTATCTAAGATAAGATATTAAAAAATATCTTATTAACTTTAACAAAAGGAAAACAATGACAAAAGTAAAACAAAAAAATCTGCCGACAGTAAGTCAAGCAGATAAAAGGGTACTCAAATCATACGTTGCCCAATCTTACTTATACAAAAAGTATAGTAAGCTAAGAACTGATACAAAAGAAATTGTGTCAGGAATTTTTGATAGAGCAAAAATTAATATCTTAATTCTTGATGACAAATCTTTTGTTCAAAAAATAAATCGTAATCAAAGACGATTCGATTCGACTAGTTTTATTGAGTATGTAAATAAATCTGGCGACAGCGAATTAATTGATATGGTTAATAAATTCTATAAGTCAGTTGATACAGTAGAGTTTAAACCATTTAATGCTGATTATGATTTAGCAATCAAAAAAGATTTAGGGGGTTTTGATGTCAGATAAAAACTTACCTTCTTTATTTGGTGCTATGTTAAGTGAAAAAGTTAATACCAATGACATTGATATTAACCGAGTAAATAGTTTAATGAGTAATGAAAAGTTTAAATCATTGAACTATGAAATACTTTATAAATTTCTTGAGAGTGCTGTTGAGGAATTTATACTCACTAATAATGGAAACCCTTTAGCTGATGACTTTAGAAATAGAGTTGTTAATAAAATGGGTGATGTTTTAAATTTATTAATGACTGGTAAAGTTGTTGATGAGCATGAAAAAAATTAAAACATTAAACGAAACAGATGTCCCCGAGCAAGTCGGGGGCATCTACTTTCTTATTTCAAGGCGTTCTAATATTATTAAATATATTGGCATGTCAGAATGGAATGTTTATGCGAGAGTATTAACACATGAACTTAACAAATATAAAGTTAAGATTATAAAAGTTAAAGACCGAAAAAAAATTCGGTGGTATGAAAGACGATTAATACAAAAGTATAAACCAATCTATAATAAGTTAGTCTTACCTAAACGAACGAACTATCTACATAACCCTTATCTATAACCGATAGAGGTACCAACGACCCCTGCGATTTCAGATCCGAGTTGCAGGGGGGCGACCCCCCTTTTTGCTGGTTTATGGTACCTGCGGCGAAGACTTTACAGCCTATTACATACATGTATAGTATGCAAAATAGATATGTCGCATGAATTACTAACAACTGAACAGTTGCGCGATAGAGTCGAAAAATTATATATTGAACACATTAAATTGTGCCAAGATAATTTCTTGTATTTTGTTCAAACTGTTTGGCCAGATTTTATTTGTAGAAAAGAAAAGGACCCAAAGAAGTGGGGCCACCATCAGCATATTGCCTCTGAACTAACTAAAATTTCAAAAGGTTTGAATAGGAGGCTCATTGTTAATATGCCACCAAGACATACTAAATCTGAATTCGCATCTTATTTATTTCCAGCTTGGTTCATAGGGAAGTTTCCTAAGAAAAAAATTATGCAAGTTTCTCACAACGCCGAATTAGCAGGAAGGTTCGGTAGTAAGGTTCGTAACTTAATTGATAGCCCAGAGTATAAACAGATCTTCGGAGATGTTAAACTCCGTGAAGATAGTAAGGCTAAAGGCCGATGGGAGACCAATCATGGTGGGGAATACTTTGCAGCGGGTGTTGGCGGTTCTATCACAGGACGAGGGGCGGACTTACTTATTATCGATGACCCACACACAGAACAAGACTCATTATCCGATTCAGCTATGGAGAGAGCATACGACTGGTACAATTCAGGACCCAGACAACGTTTGCAACCAGGAGGAACCATTGTCGTTGTAATGACCCGTTGGGCTCAAGACGATATTACAGGAAGGCTCATCAAATCACAAAGTGAACCTAAAGCGGATAAATGGAAGTTAATAGAATTTCCTGCAATATTAAAATCAGGTAATCCTGTTTGGCCAGAATATTGGTCACTCGAAGAACTAGAAGGTGTTAAAGCATCTATCTCACCTAGAAACTGGAATGCACAGTATATGCAGGACCCAGTGGCCGAGGAAGGCGCAATCTTAAAACGTGAATGGTGGCAGCCTTGGAAAGGACAGATTCCAGATTTAAAACATATTATCCAAAGTTATGATACAGCATTTTCTAAAAAAGAATCGGCTGACTATTCTGCGATTACCACATGGGGAATCTTTGAACCGAGTGCAGGAGAGAATGCTTTAATCTTACTAGATGCAGAAAAAGGTCGTTGGGATTTTCCAGAACTGAAAGCGGTCGCTATGGAAGCGTATAAGTATTGGGAACCTGAATCGATTATCGTTGAGGCAAAGGCCACTGGCCAACCGCTCATTCAAGAGATGCGTAGAGCAGGTATTCCTGTGATGGATTTCATACCCACCCGTGGTAAAGATAAACACTCACGAGTGAATGCTTGTGCCCCTGTCTTTGAATCAGGGAATGTTTATTATCCTTATGGAGAGCACTTTGCAGAGGAAGTGATTGAAGAATGTGCGGCTTTTCCCTATGGTCAATTTGATGATTTTGTAGATAGTACAACGCAAGCTGTGTTAAGATATCGTCAAGGTAATTTCGTATCCACATATATGGACGAACCAGAACCAATGAAAATAGAGGGAGAGTATAAATATTATGCCTAAAGAAATGTCAAAGACAGCTAAAAGAACAATGGACGATATTAAAGATATGATGAGAAATGAGGATATGGATCAAGATGTAACTCGTCCATATCCAGAAGAAATGTATTTACAAGAAGATCAAGAGATCAAAGGATTCGCTATGGGATCTAGAAAAGCAATCAAAGGATATAAATACGGCGGATTAAAGTAATGGCTGATTTAATTAACCCACAAACTTTTCTTGAGTCGATTAAGAAAGGTTCAGCAGCTCCTGTAGAGCAACAGACGACGGTTGTCACTCCAGTCGATGACCCTGAGCCGTCGGCGTTTGGTGGGTTAGCAGCGCTCGGTGCTACCGTGCTAGGAGCAACCGCTCTTGGAAGAAGAATACCTGGCGTAAGAAATTATTTTAAAGTTCCAAAAACAGCATCTAAGGTTCAACCGATCACAGTCAGTAAACCAGTCCAAACAGGAGACCTACCAACGGCCACTGGACAAGCTTCAGAGTTAGTAACAACAGGAAGAAGTTTAGTTCCTAGTAAATCACGAATAGCTGAAGTTCAAGATGTTCCATTTTCATATGGTGCAGGTTACAAAGGAACGAATCCACTTGTAGGATCTCCAGCATTCGACAGAGTAATGGAAGCTCCTTTTGATAGTGCTCCAGCTAAACAATGGTTGAAGTGGTTACAAGATGCAAACCGTGGAGATTTAAAAGTTTCATCAGGACCCTTAGCGGGTGTCTCTCGACAAGTTCAAAGAGAAGAACTAGCCGATGCCAATTTATTTTTAATAGGACCTGACGGTAAACCTTCAGGGTTTTTACAATACGCAATGGATAACAACGTTAACATTGATCGAGATATGTTGTTGAACATGATTAAAAACAATCCAATCAATAAAATTAAAAAAGTCGTCTTGGATGCTCCAGGGGATCCTGTATCTGATTTTATGAAACTAAAAACTGATTTTAGTAAAATTATTCAAAAGGTTCCTGAGCCCAAAAGAAGTGCTGCTGAAGCCGCTTATAAAATTGATGTAGATGAGGCTTTTGATAATAATTTTGGAGAATTTCAATATAGTGCAAAACCTTTTATTGCTCGAAGTATTAATAAAATACAAGAGAGAGTGATTGATATGTCTAGAAAAATTCCAGAGGTTACACAAGACGCTAGAGAATTTTTAAGAAACTTTAATGAAAAAGTAGGGGCGTACAATTTAAGAGCCTCACCTTTAGAAACAGATAAAATATTTAAATCAGGTAATGTTAGTTTTGATCCTCAACAAGGACCTCGATCTCCTAATTACTTTCCTCAATATAAAGGAGCGTATGATGGTCAATACAATCTTGTTTCAGGAGAAAATTTTACAGAAAATGTTTATGTCTTAGATGCTAAAATTCCTAACAGTGCTTTAGATGGTTTTAGATATGTTGAAGGATCCCCTCACTATTTTTCAAACAAAGAATTAATTTTTGCACGATTTGATGATTTACCTAATCCTAAACTTGGAGGTAATGTTCGACACATGAGAGTTTCTGAAGTTCAATCAGATTTACATTCAACTGCAAAAGCTTCTACTGAAAGCTATAGAAAAGAATTTTTTTCAAACAGAGTTAATACTTTTAACGCTGACGCACAGATTCAAGATTTAAAAAGAAAACGTATAGCTATTTTAGATCAATTAACACCTTATACCGAAATTGGTAGAGGAGCTTTAACACGAACTCAAGAACAAGCAAAGAATCGATTGATGTATCAGTTACAACAAATTGATCAAAGTGCACTTAATCGATTAGCGAGACAAGGAAATGTAAACAGCACAACGTATGGTCCATTAGGTACTAGTTCTAATGATTATGTAGTTAAAGATTTATTAAGAACGATGGCAGAAAAAAATATTAATGCAATTTCTATTGTCCCTTCACCTATGAATCAAAGTGCTAAAGGTTTATTTAAGAGAGATAAAATTGGAAACGAAGTTAATTATGGATTAATGGATGGTAAAAAATTAACTAAGATAGATTCTAAAGCAGCGGAACTAGGAAGAGGAGAAGAGGGGACCATTGTAAAGTCATCTAAGTTTTCTGATTTAAATGAATCTTTAAGAAAGATTGCAAGACAATATGGAGCAGACTTTAAACAAATGCCTATGCCTAAATCTAATCCTAATAAACGATTTAAGATAATTGAAAACATAGAAGTTGCCGAGGAGGGAGCGGATGATGCAGTTAAAACAGGAAGAAAACATTACAATAAAAAAATTAAAGATAGATACATCTATGAAAATCATCTTTCAGCAGCGGATGATTTAGATACCGCTAACCAAATCAAACGTCAGATAGAACGTAATGGATCTACTCGAGGAGATTTAGAAGTAGTAGAACTCAGTCCTGACAGTCCTAGAAATTATGAAATGGTTCCAACTTTGGTTGCTCCTAATGATGTATTAAAGAAGTTTTTATTACCTTTCAAAGCTTACATGTACGAAGGTGGTTTTGTCGATAAAACCAATGTATTCAAATCTATATTGTAGATTTATCAATTATAATAGTTTACACTGTTCGGATATACGTATATAGGAGGAAAACATGTCTAAAAAGAAAAAATTAGGTAAAGTATTGGCAGCAGGTCTTGCAGCTTACGGCGCATCGAAAATGATGGGTGGTAAGGAAGAAGCCCCTATGAAATACATGGGTGGTAACGAAACTGGAGACGCAAACATTGCAGAGAACATGGCTATCTTTGATAGAGGTATGAAAAAAATCGCTGACGCAGGCGGTGTATCTAAATTAAACAAAGGTTCTAAAAATGCTGTAATGGCTAAATGTAAAATGGGCAGAAATAAACCAACTAAACTTTACTAATGGCAATTGAAAAAGATAATCCGATCAACGAAGAAGTTGATGTGGAGGAAGAAGTAACTGTTAACTTTGATGAAGGTGCAGATGAAACAGAAGCACCTCAACAGGATTTCTACGGCAATCTTGCAGAAGATATTGACGAAAGAGCCCTGCAACAGTTGTCTTCTGACTTAATCACCGAATATCAAAAAGATAGAGAATCAAGAAAAGATTGGGAAGATGGATATGTTAAAGGTTTAGATCTTTTAGGATTTAAATACGTAGAACAAAACAGACCTTTCAGAGGAGCTGCGGGTGTTACTCATCCAATGCTAGCTGAAGCGGTTACACAATTTCAAGCACAAGCTTATAAAGAATTATTACCGAGTGATGGTCCTGTAAAAACTCAAATCGTTGGAGCAAAGAATGAAGCGGTTGAGATGCAGTCACAACGAGTAAAAGATTTCATGAACTACATGATTATGGAGCGTATGGAAGAATATACTCCAGAGTTTGATCAAATGTTATTTTATTTACCTCTTGTAGGATCTACATTTAAAAAAATTTATTATGATGCAATGATAGAAAGAGCAGTGTCTAAGTTTGTACCTGCAGAAGATTTAGTAGTTCCCTATTATGCAACTGATTTAAAAGAAGCATCACGAATTACACACGTCCTTAAACAATCAGAAAATGATTTATTAAAAAAGATGGCATCAGGTTTTTACAGAGAAGTCGATCTGATGAAGCCAACAAACAAAGATAATAAAGTTCAAGATAAATATAACGAAATAGATGGAGTTAAAAAAGTAGAATCATCAGACATGCTTTACAATGTTTTAGAAATGCATGTTGATTTAGACTTATCGGATTACGTTGCAGAGAATGAAGAAGATACTTTAGGAATTAAAATACCTTACATTGTAACGATTGAAGAATCTTCAAGAGAAGTTTTAGCGATTAGAAGAAATTACAGAGAAGGTGATCCTAAATTTATTAAACAAGATTACTTTGTACATTTTAAATTCTTACCAGGATTAGGATTTTATGGTTTTGGTTTAATTCACATGATCGGTGGCCTGTCACGAACAGCAACCGCTGCGTTAAGACAGCTACTGGATGCAGGTACGTTATCCAATTTACCTGCTGGATTTAAATCACGAGGGATGAGAGTTAGAGATGATGATCAACCGATTCAACCTGGAGAGTTTAGAGATGTGGATGCACCTGGTGGAAACATTAGAGATCAGTTTCAACTACTTCCATTTAAGGAACCCAGTGCAACTTTATTTCAATTATTAGGTTTTTGTGTAGCTGCAGGACAAAGATTTGCATCAATTGCTGACCAACAAGTCGGAGATGGCAATCAAGCAGCAGCTGTAGGCACAACAATTGCTCTTTTAGAGCGTGGAAGTCGTGTGATGAGTGCAATTCACAAGCGTTGTTACTATGCAATGCGTCAAGAATTTAAACTTTTATCAAAAGTTATCGCTGATTACCTGCCACCTGAGTACCCATACGCAGTTTATGGTGCGGATCAGATGATCAAGCAGATAGATTTTGACGATAGAGTGGATGTTATGCCTGTTGCAGACCCAAATATCTTCTCAATGTCGCAAAGAGTGACCTTAGCACAGACACAATTACAAATTGCACAGTCAAATCCTCAAATTCATAACCTACATGAGGCTTACAGACGTGTTTATGAAGCGTTAGGGACTAAACAAATACCCGATTTACTAAAACCACAACCTGTTCCGACTCCAAAAGACCCTGCAATTGAAAATATGGAGGCTTTACAGATGCAATTACCTCAAGCTTACCCAGATCAAGACCATGATGCCCATATTGCGGCTCATTCTGCGTTTATGAGGACTAGAATGGTACAAATTAACCCTCCAGTTTATGCTTTATTACAAGGACATATCTCTCAACACGTGTCTTTTAAGGCACAAATGGAAGTTCAAGCTATGATGCAACAAAATCCAGAGATGCAACAGCTAATGCAACAAAATCCACAAGCTGTACAGCAACAATTTAATTCAGAAGTAGCTAAAAGAATAGCTCAAATCACTGCAGAATTAGCACAAGCTGAAATGATGGGTGATCAGGCACAAAAACAGGATCCTTTAGTCATGTTAAAGCAAAGAGAGCTTGATTTAAGAGCTATGGACCTGCAAAGAAAAGCAACCGAGGCTGCAGAGAAGATGGAGTTGAATCAAGATCAATTTGATGAGAAACTAGACTTTGAAAAGCTTAAACTAGAAACTCAAGATGAACAATCTGATAATAGATTGGAAGTTGCGAGAGAAAAAATGGAGATGCAAAATGTCGGGAAAAAAACTAGGTCTGAACGATAGATATAAACAGTTATTTAAAAATATAACTAGTCCAGGAATTAAAAAAAACGAAACTACACTTTCAATTAATCCTATGCAAGATGATCTTGCAAAAATGGGAGGCATGGGGTCAGCGGGTACTTTTTTAGCAAGAAGAGCTACATTAAGTGGAGGAAAAGTTATGAAAGATGTTATGAGCAAAACAAAAATAGATCCTAAAAGTTTAACTGCACCTAAAAAAGTTACAATGGTTGCACCAAAACCAACTGTTGGTGGAAAACAATTAAAGACAACTGAAATTAATACTAAAGGCACAACAGCTAAATTACAAAAAGAATTTGGAAAATATCTTAAGACACCTGGTTATTTAACAGGTGGTCAAACTAAAATCGATGCTAACAAAGATGGAAAAATTACTGGAGAAGATTTTAAAATTTTAAAAGCAAATAAAAAAACAAATAATAAAGATAATCCAGAAGACAGATTTGGTAAGTACAGAACTTCTGAAGCTAAGTACGGAAAAATGATGAATAAAAAACCTTTAAAAGCTAATGTTGGTTTATTAGCTAAATTAGCTTCTAACAAGGGAGCAACAGCAGCAGGTTTACTTGGTCTAGGTATGTTAGCTAAAAAGAAATTTTCTACAGGTGGAGAAAACAAAATTAAAAAAGTTATGGGTGAGTTTAAAGATAAAACTTTAAAATCATCTTCAGGAAAAAAAGTAACTTCTAAAAAACAAGCAATCGCCATTGCGCTTTCAGAAGCAAGAAAGAAACAAAAAAGTGGCAAACGAAAAGCATAAAATTTCTGGCAAAAGATCTGGGCCTCCCCCTCTAAGAGGCCCTAACCCTAACGTGCCTCCAGTTAAATTAATGTTAGGTGGATGTCCTTATAGAGAGAGTAATGGTAAAAACATGTATCCTGGTCATAATGGAATACAAGTTAAAGGATTTAAATTTACAGGAGTTAAGTAATGTGGTTATCAGCAATTAAACTTGCAGTTCAAGCAGGCTCCCACATTTATAAAAATAGACAGCAGACAAAAATGTTAATGTCTGATGCACAAATGCGTCATGCTCAAAAAATGGCAAACGGTGAAGCAGAGTACCAAGGCAAATTATTAGAGGCAAGGCAATCGGACTGGAAGGACGAATTCATTTTGCTTTTATTGTCGGCGCCTATCGTTTTATTAGCCTGGGCGGTCTGGTCAGAGGACCCGTCAGCAATGGACAAGATGCAGCTCTTCTTCAAATACTTTTCTGAATTACCCTTTTGGTATCAAACCATATTTGTTGGAGTTATTGCGAGCGTATATGGTTTAAAAGCAACTGATTTAATTAAGAGGAAATAATGAAAAAGTTCTGGCAATTAGCAGATAAATTTGCTACATGGTTATCAAATAAATGCTGGAAAAAATTATATAAGTACAGATGGAAGAAGAAATAGTTGAAGGTTATGCTACTGTTAAAAAAGTAGTCAATAAAAGAATAGAATCGCTCAAAGACAATCTAGTGTACTCAGTTGACAATTTAGAGCAACTTCACTATATTAGAGGACAAATCAAAGGCCTAGAGTCTTTGCTTCAGGATCTTAAAGACCTGCAGCTTAAACAGGAGCGATTAAATGACGGAGAACTTAGAAGCTTCGAAAGAAGTACCTAAACACAATGAAGGCTTATTAAACGCCTACAAATCAGAAGAAGAAATCAAAACCGTTTTAGATGCTGATGCAGTATCTAACGATCAATCACTTTTAGATAGACTTCCATCTCCGACAGGATGGAGACTTTTGGTATTGCCATATGCAGGACCAAAGAAAACTAAAGGTGGACTTATTCTTACTGATACAACCAGCGAAACAATACAGATGACAACCGTATGTGCATACGTATTGAAAGTTGGAGATCTTGCCTACAAGGACAAAGAAAAATTTCCAGATGGACCATGGTGTCAAAAAGGAGATTGGGTAATCTTTGGACGATATGCAGGTTCAAGATTTAAAATTGATGGTGGTGAAGTTCGAGTTCTTAACGATGACGAAATCATTGCTAAGATAAAAAACCCAGAGGACATTCAACATCAATATTAAACACATACGCAAAAAAACAGGAGCTATAAATGTTAGAAGAAAACAAATCACCAGAGGTGGAATTAGACACTGATGGTATCAAAGAACAATCTGTTGAAATAGAAAATAAAACAGAGGAATCTAATGAACCTCAATTACCAAAAGAGGAAGTTGATTTAGGTTATACTGAATCTAAACCAGAAGGTATTGAGAAAATTTCTGTTGAAGAAACAGAAGACAAGAAAGAAGAAGCTAAAGATGATTTAGGTTCTATTTCTGAATCAGTACAAAAAAGGATTAATAAATTAACTTTTAAAGTTAGGGAATCTGAAAGAAGAGAAAAAGCTGCATTAGATTATGCAAAGTCTCTTAAAAAAGAACTTGATGATACAAGTTCTAGATTCACTAAAACAAGTAAAAGTTATGTTGAGCAATATTCAGCTAGAGTCGCTGCAGAGCAAGAAAAAGCTAAAACAGCTTTAAGAGATGCTATCGCAGAACAAGACGCAGATAAAATAGCTGATGCTAATTCTTTAATTGCTAAGTTAGCCATTGAAGCTGAAAAAGCTAAGATGACTGCCGCAGAAGAGGAAGAAAGAACAAATACTCAACAAAAACAAGTTTCTCAGGAGACTACTCAAGCACCTCAGAATCCTACCTATCCAGAACCTTCTACCAGGGCTAAATCTTGGGCAGAAAAAAATGAATGGTTTGGAGCAGATAAGATTATGACAAGTGCTGCTTTTCAAGTGCATCAAGACCTTGTGGATCAAGGGTTTGACGCGGAAAGCGACGAGTATTATAATGAGATAGACAAAGTTATGAGAGATAATTTTCCTCATAAATTTGACAAAAAACAGGAGCCACAGAAACCCGTCCAGACTGTAGCATCTGCACAAAGAAACCAAAGCGGACGCCGATCAGTGAAACTCACTCGTTCACAAATAGCTATCGCTAAGAAATTAGGAGTGCCACTAGAGGAATACGCAAAATACGTGAAGGAGAATGCATAATGGATAAAATAAAAAGAACCTCACGCGAGTCAGAAAGTAGAAAAGTAAATATGACTAAGTCTACATGGACTCCCCCGTCCAGTTTGGATGCACCACCTGCGCCACAAGGTTATGCGCATAGATGGATTAGAACATCTGTAACGGGTTTTGAGGATACAGCAAACGTAACCAAAAAACTTAGAGAAGGATGGGATTTCGTCAGAGCTGATGAAATCATGTCTAACCCAGATCTTGCGAAATACCCTGTAATTAAATCAGGTGAATACGAAGGATGTATCGGGATTGGAGGCCTTGTGCTGGCAAGGATACCTGAAGAGATATTGAAGTCACGCGCTGAGTATTTTAAAAAACTTACTCAAGATCAATTAACCGCAGTTGACAACGATCTAATGAAGGAGCAGCGACCTGAGATGCCAATCAATATTGAGAGGCAATCTCGAGTGACCTTTGGTGGTGGTTCGAAGAAGTAATTCTTAACGATAACTACCCGAGGCGGCTAAACAAAACTAAAATAGGAGAAAAAACATATGGCTAACGTAGTCGAAAAGTTTGGTCTAAGACCATACAGAAAACTAGACGGTACACCATTAGTTGGAGCTCAAAACAGATACACAATTGCTAGTTCATACGCTACTGCGATCTTCCAAGGTGACTTGGTTGTTCCTGTAACTACTGGAAATATCGAAAGATATGCTGGTAATACAAGTGATGCTGTTGTGGGTGTATTCAACGGTTGTTTTTATACTGACCCTACTACTCAAAAGCCGACCTTCAAAAATTACTACCCAGGTGGAGTTGCAGCGAGCGATATTACAGCGTTCGTAGTTGATGACCCTGACGCAGTATTTTTAGTAGATGCGGACGCAACTTTTGCGAGAGCGGACATATTTAAAAACTACTCGTTGACAACTGTGAGTGGAAACACAAAAACTGGAATATCTTCACAGCAATTAGATGTAGAGACTTCTGGAACTGATACTACTTTCGTAGTACAAGCGATTGATATTTCGCAAGATCCAGATAACTCAGACGTATCTGCTGCTAACGGAAACGTTCTAGTTAGAATCAACAATCACTTCTTTAGAAGTGGTACAGGCGTATAAGGAGATAAAATATGGCTATATCAAGAGCACAGCTAGTTAAAGAACTAGAGCCAGGTTTGAATGCCCTATTCGGCCTGGAATATAACAGATACGAAAATCAGCATGCGGAAATTTTCCCAGCTGAATCTTCAGACAGAGCTTTCGAAGAGGAAGTAATGTTAGCAGGTTTCGGTTCTGCACCAACTAAACAAGAAGGTGCGGGCGTTGTGTTCGATCAAGCAACTGAAACTTTCACTGCTAGATACACACACGAAACAATCGCTTTAGCGTTTTCAATCACTGAAGAAGCTATTGAAGATAATCTGTATGACAGACTTGCAGCTAGATACACTAGAGCACTAGCAAGATCTATGTCAAACACTAAACAAGTTAAAGCAGCAGCGGTACTAAATAACGCTCAGATTACTACTGCAATCGGTGGTGACGGTGTGTCATTAATTAATGCTTCACATCCGTTAGCAACTGGTGGTACGTTCTCTAACGTATTAGCAACTGCAGCTGACCTAAACGAAACATCACTAGAGCAGTCGTTAATCGACATTGCTGGTTTTGTTGACGAAAGAGGATTAAAAATCGCTCTTCAAGGTAGAAAAATGATAATTCCAAAAGAATTACAATTTACTGCTGAGAGATTGATGAAATCACCTCAAAGAGTCGGCACAGCTGACAATGACATTAATGCATTGGCTAACATGGGAATGATCCCTGAAGGTTACAGAATTAATAATTTCTTAACTGACACTGATTCATTCTTCATCCTTACAGATGCTCCTAACGGATTCAAGCATTTCGTAAGATCGCCAATCAAAACTGCTATGGAAGGTGACTTCGATACAGGTAACGTAAGATTTAAAGCTAGAGAAAGATACTCTTTTGGATTCTCTGATCCAAGATGTGTATTTGGTAACGGAAACTTACCAACTAGCTAATCATTAGCGTAAGAATTGAGGGGCGGTG